CGTAAACGCGACTACATGAACTGGCAGCTCACTGAGCAGATTGAAGAATACCGCGATGAGGAAGAGCAGTTGCTGACGCAGTTGCCGCTTGGTGGTAGCCAATACATGAAGATCTGGTACGACGAAGTTAAGCGCCGTCCATGCGCTGAGTTCGTACCAATTGACAACGTGTATTTGCCATTTGCAGCGGTTAACTTCTACACTGCAGGCCGCGTAACGGAAGTCCAAGACATTACGCAAGAGACTTTTGAAGAGCGCGTTGACAGCGGTCTGTACATCGACATCGACATTGTTCGCGCCTCGATGGAGCCTGAAGAGTCTAAGGCAGAAAAGGCAAACAATAAGATCGAGGGTCGTAAGAGCCAAGCTGATAACGTGGACGGCGTCCGCCGTGTGTACCACATCTACACTTGGCTTTCACTGGATGATGACAATTACTCAGATGGAAAGCGCGCACCTTACATCTTGATGGTCGATGATCTGACAACCGAGGTTGTTGGCTTGTACCGCAACTGGCAAGATGGTGATGACACCATGGCCAAGTTGGACTGGTTGATTGAGTTCAAGTTCATTCCATGGCGAGGTGCTTATGCAATTGGCTTACCGCATCTTATTGGTGGCCTATCTGCTGCTCTTACCGGCGCTTTACGTGCTTTACTGGATTCTGCACACATTACTACGGCTCCCACAATGCTTAAGCTCAAAGGGGCTAAGATATCGGGCCAGTCGCTGACCATTGAGCCTACGCAGGTCAGTGAGATTGAAGGCGCACCAGGTGTGGATGACATTCGTAAGATTGCCATGCCATTGCCATTTAACCAGCCCTCTCCTGTGCTGTTGGAACTTCTTGGTTGGTTATCCAACGCTGCCAAGGGCGTGGTCACCACCAGTGAAGAGAAGATTGCTGACATCACAAGCAATGCGCCGGTTGGCACTACACAAGCTTTGATTGAGCAAGGCGCCGCGGTGTTTAGCGCAGTGCATGCACGCTTGCATGACTCTCAGCGCCGCGTGTTGAAGGTCATTGCCCGCCTGAACAACTGGTACTTGGATGAGCAAGTCAAAGGCGATATGGTCGAGGACTTGGAAGTTACCAAGGAAGACTTTAGCAGAAACTCAGACATCGTTCCAGTGTCTGACCCTCATATCTTTGCTGAAACGCAACGGTACGCGCAGATCCAGACCTTGGCTGCACGGGCTCAGGCAAACCCTGACTTGTACAATCGCCTTGCTGTTGAGAAGCGAATCCTTAAGCAAATCAAGTTGCCTGACATCAATGAGGTTTTGCCTGATCCCAATGAGGTGAAGGAAATGAACCCCGCACTGGAAAACGTGGCCATGACATTTGGCCGCCACGCCGGTGCGTTCCCAAGGCAAGATCACTTGGCTCATATTCAAGTTCACTTGGATTATTTGCAAGACCCGATGTATGGTGCAAATCCCATCATGGCTCCGGCTTTCATCCCATTGTGCTTGGAGCATTTGAAGCAGCACTTGACCATGTGGTACCTTAACCAAGTGGATTCATACAGCTCAGCGGCCTTGAATCGCCCTTTCAATGTCTTGAAAGAGCAAACCTTGCCGCAAGGCGCGGACCAGTTGTTGGCCGCCGTTGCTCAGCACGTTCACCAAGATACCGGTGAGACCTTCAAGGCATTGCCACCCATCATCCAGAAAGCAATTGCCGCCATTAAGCAATTGTCAGGCCAACCGCCTATGGATCCTGCAACTCAGGCATTTGTTCAAACTAGCATGGCAGAAACACAGCGCCGCGCGACCAAGGACCAAGCCGAGATGCAAATTGAAGCTGCAAAGCTTCAGCAAACGGCGCAGATTGCAACTCAGAAACTCCAAGCCGACATGGCCAAGAATACTGAGAACAATCTGACCAAGGAAAGACTGGAATCAGCGGCGCTTACGCGCGACGCCGCTAACTTACAGCATGAGCAAGTCAAAACTGCTCTGGAAGCGCAAAACTTAATTCAACAAACCCTAGGAGCTCAAAATGGCTGATGAAGGAATTAACTTGCATAAACGCTTGGCAATGGGGGCAGGTGAATCCGCAGCCACAGCCAAGGGCAAGAGTGTTATTCAAAAATACAAATCTGGTGGAAGTGTGATGTCTGAATCTCGCGTGGCAAACTTGCCTGCACGTGGCTCAGCACCCCCACCACTTGCTCGCCCCGCACCGGGCGCAGCTGGCAAAATCGCAACCATGAAGCGTGGCGGTTCTGCTAAACCCGTGAAGAAGTCTGCAGGTCGCGGCCGCTAAACATGGCCCTACTTGCAGATTTCATTGGTCGAATTAAGCAAAGACAAGAGCGAATTGCTGAATCCCTCGTAGAGGGAAATGCAGTCACATTCGAAGCCTATCAGCGCTTAGTCGGCCAGCACCAAGGCTTGGAGGAAGCCTTGCTTATCATCAACCAACTCTTAGAAGAGGAAAAAAATGTCGAATGACGTTGAACAGACGCTTGAAGAAGCGTTTCCTACCATAGACCCTTTAATGGCACCCTACGGCGCAAGGATTCTTGTGCAGCTTCGTGCAGTTAAAGAAAAAGTCTCATCTGCTGGAATTTTTATTCCACAGGAAACCAAAGAGACCGAGAAATGGAATACCCAAGTTGGGAAAGTCATTGCAATCGGACCTCTTGCATTTAAAAAGCGCGAGTCCATGGAAGCATGGCCTGAAGGCGCATGGGCGCAGGTAGGCGATTTTGTGCGCGTACCTAAGTGGGGCGGCGATCGATGGGAAGTTGATTTCAAAGATGAGCAAGGCGCAGAAGGCAAATGCCTTTTTACCTTCTTCAATGATCACGAACTCATTGGCAAAGTCACTGGCGACCCTCGTGATATTAAAGCTTTCATTTAAAGCTTTGAAAGGATAACATATGAATGCAACTGAAAAGTTGGAAATGCAGATCGAAGAGTCCCAAGACGGCTCAGCGATCGTAAAATTGCCTTCTGGCATGGAAAATCCCCAGTCTGACGATAGAGATGATGACGAAGATGGCGTATCTGATGCATCAGATGACGCTGAGGGACCCGGAGACGACAATGGTGAAGGTTCTACCACAGACGATCCGGATAGAGAGGCCATAAGGGCCGCACGCCGTGAAGAGCGCAAGCTCAAGAAGCAACTTCATCGTGAAAAAGCACGCGAATCTAACCATTTGATCACAGCTTTGCGCAAGCAAAACTCGCAAATGGCAGAACGTGTGGCACTTTTGGAGAAACGTACCTCTGGCGCCGAGTTGGCAAGGGTCGATAAGGCCATTGACGATGCTGGCACAAGGCTTGAGTACGCCAAGATGAAGCTGCAAGAGGCTGTCAATGCTCGAAATGGTGAGGAAGTTACCAAGGCTCAACAACTTTGGTATGAAAGCCAACGCCAGCTCGAATCATTGCAGGCTTTACGTGAAAATGCTAACAAGCAACTCACGCAAACCTCACAGAACATTAAAGCCCCAGATCCGACGGTCCAGAAAATGGCTGCCGACTGGATCGATAAGAATAAATGGTATGACCCCCAATTGAAGGATGCAGATTCTAAGATTGCCCAGACCATTGACGTGGCGTTGACCGAAGAAGGCTACGACCCAGCACTTCCCGACTATTGGGAAGAGCTCGACGACAGACTACAAAAATATTTACCACACCGATATAATTCGGGGTATAGTAATGGTACGAGAAACCCAAGACCGAGGTCTGTTGTGACAAGTTCAGGACGTGATACCACCGCGACTACAAGAGCCAACGAATATATCGTTGACCCTAAGCGCGTTGCCGCCATTAAAGAGGCTGGCATGTGGGACAACATTGCACAGCGAAACAAAATGATTCGCAAGTTCGCAGAATATGACAAACAACAGAAACGGAAATAATCATGGACGATCGTATCAAAAAGAATACCAACGCAGGACGTGAGAGTCGCGCAATGCAAGATGCATCACGTGCTGCACCTGAAGAAAACTTTGTTTCTTCCGAGGAGCGTCGTAGGATGTTCCGCTCGGAGTGGCTGCAAGAGGCGCTTCCGACCCCTCCCGAGATTCCGGGATACCACCTATGCTGGTTGTCTTCTACCAACCAATATGACCCAATTCACAAGCGTATGCGACTGGGCTACGAACCAGTAAAAGCCGAAGAACTACCCGGCTTTGAGCATTTGAAAGTGAAGGCTGGCGAACACACAGGTTTTGTTGCTTGCAACGAGATGCTTTTGTATAAATTGCCTGAAGATATTTATCAAGAGCTCATGTATGAACTTCATCATCTGGCTCCTATGGAAGAGCAACAGAAGATTAAGATTCAGCAAGAACAATTGCTGGGTGAACGCGATAGCAATGGCAAGACATTGGTTTCAATTGAAGGCGATGGCATGGGATTCGATGCAAAAGTTAAATCACGTCCTGTTTTTGAATAAGCATGATGGGGTTTTTATTTCAATTTTGAAAGGACTCAATTATGAGCTCAACTAATGCGCCGTTCGGTCTTCGTCCTGCATATCATCCCTCCGGGTTGGATCGTGCTGTGACCTTGGCTGGCGGTATCGCTTCTGGCTATGCCAGTAACATCCTGAAAGGTCAACCCGTAAAGTTGGCTACCGCAGGTACAATCGTCGTTGCCGCTGCCGGTGATGCATTCCAAGGCGCCTTTGACGGCGTTCAGTGGACTGACACTACTGGTCGTGCTCGTGTATCCAACTACTGGCCTGCTAACACAGCCTATACAGCTGGTACATGCGTGGCTTACTACTACAACGATCCCAACATTGTGTATGAGATCCAAGCTGATGGTTCATTGACTCAAGCTGCCGTGGGCGACATGGCTGATCTGAGCAACACCACTGCTGGCTCGGCCACAACTGGTTTGTCTGCTTGCACCTTGTCAACCACATTGGTTGGCGCTGGTAATAGCGCACAAATGTTGATCCGTGACTTGGCCCCGTACCCCGACAATGCTTGGGGCGATGCGTACACAATTGTTCGCGTAACCATCAACGAGTCGCAGTTCAATGCGTCCGTTAACGCCGTTTAAGGAGGGAGTGAACCATGGCAGCTCCAATGCGCAGTACCGACTTTCGTAGTATTGTCGAACCAATTCTGAATGAATGCTTCGACGGTGTCTACGATCAACGTTCGGACGAATGGTCCACGGTCTTCCGTGAACAACAAGGTATCCCACGTAACTACCACGAAGAGCCTGTCTTGTACGGCTTTGGTGCAGCACCTCAGTTGCCTGACGGCAGCCCTGTTGCTTACCAACAAGGTGGCGTGCTGTTCCTCAAGCGTTACCTCTACAATGTGTATGGCTTGGCCTTCGCATTGACAAAGGTTTTGGTTGAAGACGGCGACCACATCCGTATCGGTCAAGTTTACGCTAAGCATTTGGCCCAATCTTTGGTGGAAACCAAAGAGACATTGGCAGCCAACGTGTTGAACCAAGCGTTCAACTCAGCATATGCTGGCGGCGACGGTGTTCAGTTGAACTCCTCTTCTCACCCACTGGTTAGCGGCACAGCAAGCAACTTGCTGAACACTGCAGCTAACTTGAGCCAGACTTCCTTGGAACAAATGTTGATCCAAGTTCGTCAAGCTGTGGACAACAACGGCAAGAAGATCCGCTTGCAGCCCCTGAAGTTGGTGGTTGCTCCTGGTAACGTCTTCCAAGCTGAAGTTTTGTTGAAGAGCGTTCTTCGTGCTGGTACAGCCAACAACGACATCAACCCAATTAAATCTATTGGTTTGATGCCCGAAGGTGCTTCTGTCATCTCTCGTTTGACTTCCGCCACAGCATGGTGGGTTCAGACTGATGCCCCTGAAGGCATGAAGTTGATGATGCGCCGTGGCTTGGAAAAGACCATGGAAGGCGACTTTGAGACCGACTCAATGCGTTATAAAGCCACTGAGCGTTATGACATTGGTTGGACTGATTGGCGCGCAATGTTCGGTACACCCGGCGTCTAAACCCAAGTGGGGGCTACGGCCCCCGCGTATTAAGGAGAAAAGACAATGGCATACAATAATGCAGTAACTAATTCGGCAGGTCAACTGTCCGCAATTACTACAACATTCGATTACACTAGCACCACTGTAACTATTGGCACTATCCCTGCTGGCTCGCAAATCGTTGACATCAATATTGATGTGACTACAGCGTTTGATGCTGCAGGTACTGACTTGGTTACCGTTGGCAAAACTGGTTCTGCTGCAGCGTATGTTGCCGCAACTAGCGTTGCTGCTGCTGGTCGTGCTTCAGTTGCTACAACTGGTGTGTACAGCGCTTGGGCTAACGTAGGTACTTCCGATGTGGACTACGCCACATTGACCTACGCTTATACAAGCACTGCACCAACAGCTGGCGCAGGCCGTGTAACAATCGTTTACAAAGCTTTTGCTTAAGGGGAGCATCATGGGACAGTTCAAACCTATGCCTAAGATGCAAACCACTGAGCCTTCAGTTGAACTGAAGCTTAAAAAAGGCGGTACAGTGAAGAAGGCAGCTGGGGGTATTATCCCTGAGCGTGCTTCAGCACGTGGTGCCCCCATGGCAGCTCGTCGTGGTATGGCTCCTGCCATGCCTAGCCGCGGTATTGGTATGGGTGGTATCCCCACTCGTATGGAAACCGGTCCGATGGGTCGTAAAAAGGGCGGTGAAGTTGAGACTCCTAAGATGCACAAAGCTGAGATGTCAGCTATTAAGGGCATCAAAAAAGATATGTCAGCTCACGCAGCTAAGCCTGCTTCCAAGGCGCATAAAGGTCTGAAAACTGGCGGTGTTATTGAAAAATACGCTACCGGCGGTGTTATTCAGAAATACAAGCGCGGTGGAAAAGCTTCCGGCGGCTCTTGCTACTAATCAAGGTCGGGGCTTCGGCCCCTTCCTTTTAAGGATTTATTATGAGCACATTGACGAATGTATTTAACGCGCATGCTGATGCCACAGGCACAATTTATGCTGGCGCGACAAATATTGGTGGCTATCAATTAGCTTCAGGCGGCACTGCAGGTGAGATTGTTTTCCGTGACGGGGGTGCTTCAGGCACTGTGCGTTTGCGAGTAAACATCACAATCAATACTGCTGTGATTGCGACGTTGTTGCCCGGTAATGGTATTCGATTCAACACTGACATCCATGTAACACTGCCAACTGGCGCGGCTGTTTCAATTTTCTGCGGCTAATCATGCCTTTAATTAAAAGCAAATCAGATAAGGCTTTTAAGAAAAACATCTCAACTGAGGTGAAAGCTGGCAAGCCTGTTAAGCAGGCTGTTGCCATTGCATATTCTGTTAAGCGTGGCGCGCAAAAGATGAAAGACGGTGGTGAGCCAAGACTTTCAGTCTCTCGTGGTGAGAAGCTACCCACAAGCCGTGGGGCTGGCTTAACACAAAAAGGCCGCGACAAGATCAACCGTGCAACAGGTTCTAATTTGAAAGCGCCTGCGCCGCACCCAAAAACTAAAGCTGATGCAGGAAGAAAAGCCTCATTTTGTGCTAGAATGTCCGGCATGCCGGGGCCTAAGCGCGATGAAAATGGCGAGCTTACTCGTAAGGCCGCATCTCTTAAACGTTGGAACTGCCCAGGGTGGTAATGTATGAGCACTAGTGGAACAGTTGGTCAAACTACAATCTCGGTTCAAAAACTGATTGATCATGGCGCACGTCGCGCCGGAAAGTTGGCCGAGGAACTGACGGATGAGCAGGTAGATGCTGCCAAGGTTAGTTTGTACTACTTACTTTCCAATCTTGCCAATCGCGGGATTCAGTATTGGTGCATTGATAAGACCGTGATTGGTCTTATCCCAGATAAGTATGTCTATTATTTGCCTGTAGGCACGGTTGATGTCTTAAATTCCAACTACCGCACGGTGACGGCTAATAATACAGGCGCGTATAGCTCATCGGGCAACGCCGCCAACGCTTTTGATGCCCAATACACCAATATTTGCCAATTAACCAACAACTCGGGCTATATTGGCATCAATAATGGGACTGGAAACAACATCTACATGGGCACCGTGGGTATCTTACCTGCAATATCCGGCTCAGTGACCATAGAGATTCAAGCTTCAACGGATAATACCAACTGGACAACGGTTTATAGCCCTGGAGCAGTCACTTGGAGTGCTGGCACGTGGCTTTACTACGACTTGGAGCCTTCAGAGAGCGCACCCTATTGGAGAATCTTGCAAACTGCAGGGGCCAATATGGGTGTCTACCAAGTAGTTTTTGGCTCAAATTCCAATGAAATTCCTATTGCGCGGTTGAATCGTGATGACTACACCAACCTGCCAAATAAGAACTTCACAAGCCTTTACCCACTGCAATATTGGTTTGACCGCAACATTCCCCAGCCTGCAATGTACTTGTGGCCCGCGCCTTCATCATACGCGCCACAAATCGTGGTCTGGAGACATCGCCAGATTCAGGATGTAGGTGACTTATCAGGCGAGATCGAGATCCCTCAGCGATGGTATCTTGCCGTTCAGAACATGCTTGCGCATCAGATGGCTATGGAGCTACCCACTGTGGCGCCGGATCGAATCACTTATCTTGAAGCACAGGCCGAAAAGTATTGGAACATGGCGGAGCAGGAAGAAAGAGATAAGTCTCCTATTTACTGGGCTCCGAATATTAGTTACTATACGAGGTAAGTATGCCACGTACGCTTGACACTCTTGGCAATTCTGTTTTAAGCATTGCAATTTGTGACAGATGTCACATGAAGAGAGCGTACGTCGAACTAGGACCTGACCCTAACTTCCCGGGCTTGAAAGTCTGTGACCACGGGTGTAGAGACCAGTTTGACCCATACCGGCTTCCTGCGCGGCAACCTGAAAAGATTGCGCTTAGATATCCTAGGCCTGATGTCAGTGTGGCTGCAAACCAAGACTCGCTGATCACCGGACCGTATAATACATACAATCTCTCTCCGGAGCAAAATGTTGATGATCCTGAGAATAACGGCAATCTCGATAACCTTTCACCGTGATAACTTGAGTACGTAATATGGCCAATATACAAATTACGCAACTGCCAGCAGCAGGTAGTATCACAGGCACCGAGTTGGTGCCTGTTGTGCAAAACGGTGTTACGGTTCAGACAACTACAGGGGCCATTGCTGCATCACCTGCATTAACTGCAACGTTCTTGACAAAAGATCAAGAGCTTACACTTCCCAATAGTCGATATTTATCCACAAGCTCGGGATTAGGTTTAACTGACGGTGGCGCTACTTCATATTATCGCATTGGCTTAACAGGCGCCATCTCTGATCTTAATGCCTTGGGCGGCGGTATTGTTGTTAAAGATAGCAGCAGTACGCTCATTAATAGGCAAATCGCAACTTCGGGAAGTGGCCTGAGTGTATCTAATGCTGATGGTACTGGTGGTAACCCCACGCTCCAGTTGACTGGGGTTGCTGCGGCTGTAGCATCTTTAGGCGGCACGGGTATGATGGCCGTGGTTGGCGGTGCAACCGTTGCGGGTCGTCAAATCGTAGGCACTGCAAATCAAATTGCCGTTGCTAATGGTAATGGCGCAGGCAATCCTACTATTTCCATTGTTGATGACGCTATTTTCCCTGGTGTTGAAGGCGTGGTTGTGCCTAATGGCACTACGGCGCAACAGCCATTAGGCGCTGCAGGTCAGATTCGATACAACACGGACACGCAAGTATTTGAAGGCTTTGCCGCAGGGTCTTGGAATGCGTTTAGTACTGCAGGCGGTGTATCAAGCTTCAGCGCAGGGTCGACAGGATTGACCCCGTCATCTGCAACGGGTGGTGTGGTTACTTTAGGCGGCGTGCTTAATGTTGCTAATGGTGGTACTGGTGCCAATACATTAACAGGCTATGTTAAGGGATCAGGCACTTCGGCAATGACTGCCAGTGCAACCATCCCTAATACGGACATTACAGGCTTAGGCACGATGTCTACGCAGAATGCGTCGGCTGTTGCTATTACCGGCGGCACGGTTGCAGGGGCCACGATCACGGGCGGGTCGATTAACAATACGCCAATTGGGGCAGGCACTGCGGCGGCTGGCACGTTTACGTCATTGGCCACCACCACTGGTACGGTCTCCACCACGCCAACAAATGCAACGGACATTGCGAATAAGTCTTACGTTGATGGGTTGGTAACGCAAGGTATTTCATACCACAACCCTGTTTACGTTGAGTCACCCGATACTGCAGGCAATTTGAATGCAACTTACAATAATGGCGCATCAGGCGTTGGGGCTACATTAACCAATGCAGGCACACAAGTTGCATTGACTATTGATGGCGTGTTGACAACCGTTGGCATGCGTGTGTTGATATATAACCAAACCAACCAAGCTGAAAATGGTGTCTATACGGTCACAACAGTTGGTAGCGGGTCAACCAATTGGGTACTAACTCGCGCTACGGATGCAAATACATACGGAATTCGTGACCCAAATGCTTTAGGCTACAACGACGCTTTCTTTGTTCAGGCTGGTGATACTGGGGCAGGCGAGACGTATGTTTGCACAACTACGGGTGTAATTACATTTGGCACAACGGCGATTACGTTCTCACAGATTTCAGCCTCTGTGCTTTACAGCGCAGGCACGGGTCTGAACCTCAGCCCATCAACGACGTTCAATATTTCAAATACAGGCGTGACTGCGGCAACCTATGGTTCTGCTTCACAAGTTCCAGTCTTTGCTGTTAACGCCCAAGGCCAGTTGACTTTGGTCACCAACACATCGATTGCCATTGCTTCTGGCGCTGTTTCAGGCTTAGCAGCTTCTGCTACAACAGACACAACCAACGCCTCCAACATTTCCTCTGGAACGCTTCCTACGGGTCGTTTAAGCGGTTCTTACACTGGGATTACAGGCGTCGGTACGCTGACAGCGGGTACATGGAATGGGACTGCAATCGGGGTTGGTTATGGCGGTACAGGTTTAACAGCCACGCCAACCAACGGGCAATTGGCTATCGGTAATGGTACCGGCTATTCACTGGCTACGTTAACCGCTGGAACGAACGTCAGCATCTCAAACACTGCTGGTGGCATCACCATCTCTGCCACGCCATCTTATGGCGGCACAGTAACAAGTGTTGACATGACTGTTCCTGCATTCTTGTCGGTCTCTGGCAATCCAATCACAACAAGCGGTACACTGGCTGTTACGTATTCAGGCACTGCATTGCCTGTTGCAAATGGTGGTACAGGTGCTACAACGCTTTCAGGTTACTTGTTTGGTAATGGCACAAGCGCGGTGACTGCATCGACCACGATTCCTAACACGGCAATCACTGGTTTAGGAACCATGTCAACGCAAGCGGCAAGTTCTGTGGCCATCACAGGCGGCGCAATAGATGGCACTGCAATTGGCGCAACGACCGCATCTACTGGTAAATTTACAACTGTGACTGCCACTACTGGCATCTTCGGAGGAACCTTCTAATGGCGGCTACTGGCTTTACCCCAATCTCGCTGTACTACAGCACTACGGCTTCTGCTACGCCTTCTGCTGGCAACTTGGTTGCTGGTGAGTTGGCGCTTAACACCACTGATGAGAAGCTGTACTTTAAGAACGCATCTGGCACGGTGAAGTTGTTGGCTTCTAACGCGGCCACCACGCCAGTGACCCCCGGCGGTTCTAATACACAAGTACAGTATAACTCAAGCGGCTCTTTTGCGGGTTCTTCAAACCTGACGTTTGACGGCACTAGCCTAACCCTTGGTGGCAATCCAACCCTCTCTGGCGGCACAGCCAACGGAGTAACCTATCTGAATGGCTCAAAGGTTTTGACAAGTGGCTCTGCGCTTACTTTTGATGGTGCTAACATTATTGTAAATGCCACTACTCCAGCGTACTTTACAGGCACTTCAAACCTTGCACAGGTTTCTATAAATCGTTCACCATCTACAGGCGCAATATTTAACGCAAGTCAATCTGCGGCTTATCTGAATATTGATGGTGCAAGCGGTGGTAGTTCATTTCAGTTTGTTGTTGCTTCTGCGGCTAACACGCAACCATCAGAACAAATGCGCCTAACCAGCACAGGGTTGGGTATTGGTACAAGTTCGCCTTCTACAAAACTTCATGTTGCTGGAAGTTCAGCGGGCGTTGAAGCATTGTTTTCGTACTCTAGCGGTACACCAACAATTGCAATTGGAAACA